GGATCAGCTTTAACGAGGATGAGGATTGGGATGAGTTTAAAGACCAATTAATTATGTTTCCTACCGCTGGAGTACATGATGACTTGGTAGATGCTCTGTCCTACGTTGACCAACTGGCTGTCACTTCGTATCAGCAAGATTACGAAGATGATGATTATCAAATACTTGACCCCATAGCGGGCTATTGATATATGGAAAATAATAAAGATAAAGAAGAGCACGGCCAGTTCGAGGAGATGTCTGAGTCTGAGAAGGAGTTAGGCTCCTGGGTCAGTCAGCATCTTGAGCGTTGGCGTGACTGGCGTGATGCTAACTACATGGATAAGTGGCTCGAATATGAGCGTATCTTCCGTGGTATCTGGGATCCTGAAGACCGTACCCGTGACTCTGAACGTAGCCGAGTGATCTCCCCTGCCACGCAGCAGGCTATCGAGACACGACACGCTGAGATCATGGAAGCTATCTTCGGTCAGGGCGACTTCTTCGACATCCAAGACGACATCCGTGACGTTAACGGTAACAGTTTAGATGTCGAGATGATCCGCTCTCAACTGATGGAAGACTTCAAGAAGGACAAAATCAAGAAAGCTGTTGACCAGATCGAGCTTATGGCTGAGATCTACGGTACAGGCATCGGTGAGATTGTCGTCAAGGTCGAAAAAGAGTACGCTCCGGCTACTCAGCCCATCTCCGGCATCGCTAATGCAGCCGCTATCGGTGTGATGGAGAAGGAACGAGTCTCTGTCAAGCTCAAGCCTGTCAATCCTAAGAACTTCCTGATTGATCCTAACGCTACATCCCTAGATGATTCTATGGGTTGTGCGATTGAAAAGTTCGTGTCTGTCCACAAAGTCGTGGAAGGCATGGAAAAAGGTATCTATCGTAAAATTGACTTAGGTTTAGATGGCCCTGATGATGATTTAGAGCCTACAGAAGAAATTACTACTTTCCAAGATGACCGTGTACGTTTAATGACTTATTACGGTTTAGTTCCTAAGGAATACTTGGAGGAGATGGAAGAAAGCAAAGAAGTTGACCTCTTCCCTGAAGACTCCTTAGCTGATGAATATGATGAACTGGTGGAAGCCATTATCGTAATCGCTAACGGTAGTAAGATCCTTAAAGCAGAGGCTAATCCTTATATGATGAAGGATCGTCCTGTGATGGCTTATCAGGATGATACTGTTCCTGGTCGTTTCTGGGGTCGCGGTACGGCTGAAAAGGCTTATAACATGCAAAAGGCCATTGATGGTCAGTTGCGTGCTCACATGGACTCTGTTGCTCTGACAACTGCTCCCATGATCGCTATGGATGCTACTCGCTTACCTCGTGGTGCTAAATTCGAGATTAAGCCTGGAAAAGCATTCCTGACTAACGGTGATCCTAATCAGATAATGATGCCGTTTAAGTTTGGGGCTACGGATCAGACAAACATCCAAACTGCTCAGAACTTTGAGCGTTTACTGTTGCAGGCTACAGGTACTGTGGATTCGGCAGGTATGCCTTCCAATGTTCCTCGTGATGCTGGCGCAGGTGGTATGTCAATGGCTATGGCGGGTATCATCAAGAAGTACAAGCGTACCTTGACGAACTTCCAAGAAGACTTCCTGATTCCGTTTATCAATAAGGCTGCTTGGCGCTACATGCAGTTTGACACTGAGCGTTACCCTTCTGTGGATGTTAAATTCATTCCTACAGCTACTTTGGGTATCCTGGCTCGTGAGTTTGAACAACAACAGTTCATTGCTCTGTTGCAGACATTAGGCCCAGACACTCCTGTGCTCCCTTTGATCCTTAAGGGTATCTTGCAGAACAGTTCTCTGACTAATCGTCAAGAGTTGATCGCTACTCTGGAGCAGATGAGTCAACCGAGTCCTGAAGCTCAGCAGATGCAACAGCAACAACAACAGATGGCTATGGCCGCTGCTGAAGCAAACATCCAAGAGACACAGGCTAAGGCTCAAAAGGCTCAAGCAGAAGCTCAAAAGGCTATGGTTGAGGCTCAGATTGCACCTGAAGAAGCTCGTGCTCGTGTGATTGCTGCTTTGTCTAATAATCTTAATGAGAACAATGAGTCTGCTGACTTTGAACGTCGAGTCAGGTTAGCTGAGATCATGCTCAAAGAAAAAGACATTGATAGCAACGAACGGATTGCATTTGCTCAGATGAGTAAACGAGGCCAGACACAATAAACCACATTAAAGAAAGGACTCCTTATGGAACAATCCTTGTCGCAAGAGTTGCAAAAATATTATGAATCCTCCTTTGAGATGTTTTCCAGCGAAGGTTGGAAGTATCTCATGGAGGATTTAGAGAAATTAAAGCAGCAAGTAGAAAATATCCGTACTGTCGAAGATGCTCAAACATTACATTATCGTCGCGGACAGCTTGATATTTTAGATTTGATGCTTAATCGCAAGAAGACTTGTGAAGAAGTTTATGAACAATTACAAGGAGAAGCTCAATGAGACGAATCTTCGAGTTTTTGTGTTTAGACAATCACATATCTGAGGCGTATATTGATGACTCTGAACGCAGAATTCAATGTAAAGAATGCGGTAAAGAGGCTATCAGAATTGTTTCTAAGCCAAACATGAAGTTAGAGGGAATCACTGGCGATTATCCTACAGCTTATGACGCTTGGGAACGTAAAAGAAGTGAGAAACTTAAGGAAGAGCGTAAGAAAAGTTACGCTGTACCTGAGTAACTTACTAATTTAGTAGGGTAGGTAGCAATACCTATGTATTTTATAGTCCTATAATCTTTTAAATAAGACAGGAGAACAACATTATGGCACTTATTGAGCAAGAATCGTTTGAAGCAGATCAGATTGATGCTGAAGATAACAATCAAACTGTAGTTGAAGAGACTCCCAAGGAACAAACTCCTCAAGAAACAGTACAAGAACAAGTCGAACAGGTAGTTCCTGATAAATATAAAGGCAAATCTATTGAAGATATTGTCAAGATGCACCAAGAAGCTGAGAAGATGATTGGTCGTCAAGCACAGGAAGTACATGAAGTTCGATCTTTAGCAGATCAGTTGCTTAAACGACAACTCGATGTCGATAAGAAACCAGAAGTCGTTGAGAATACGCCCGAAGTTGATTTCTTTGAGAATCCTCAAACAGCAGTTCAACGTGCTATTGAGAATAATCCAGCAGTTTTGGAGGCTAAAGCAGCTGCGCTGGAGCTAAAGAAGATGAAAACTGCGCAACAACTGGCATCTAAACATCCTGATTTTGGAACTATCGCTAATGACGCTGGTTTCCAAGAGTGGGTTAAAGCCAGTAAAGTGCGTTTAGGTCTTTACGCTAAAGCAGATGCTGATTTTGACTTTGAAGCTGCAGATGAGCTTCTTTCTACGTACAAAGAACTGAAACAAGTACGATCTAGCGTAGCTAAGACAACTGGAGACACACAGAAAGCACAAGCCATGAAGGCCGCTGCTGTGGATACTGGTGGTTCAGGTGAAACTACAAAGAAAATTTATCGTCGTGCGGATTTAATCCGTCTTAGAATGACTGATCCTGACCGTTATGAGCAGCTACAACCTGAAATCATGGCTGCTTATAGTGAGGGTAGGGTCAAGTAACCTCAATTTTTGAAATTATAGGAGTATATTATGCCTTTAGGTACCAATAACGTGACCGTGACCACCGCTGCAACCTTCATTCCCGAGGTGTGGAGCGATGAGATCGTAGCTGCTTACAAAAAATCCCTCGTGATGGCCAATCTGGTCAAGAAAGTGAACTTCAAAGGTAAGAAAGGTGATACCGTCCATTTACCTTCGCCCACCCGTGGTGAAGCTTCTGCCAAGACTGCTGGCAACCAAGTGACCCTGATTGCTGCCACCGAAGGCGACATCGCTGTTACCATCGGTAGCCACTTCGAGTACAGCCGTCTGATCGAAGACATCGTTGAAGCTCAAGCCCTGTCGAGCCTGCGTCAGTTCTACACGGACGATGCTGGTTTTGCCCTGGCTAAGAAAGTTGACACCAGCCTGATCCAATTGGCTCGTGGCGCTCGTGGCGGTACCGCTGGTAACGCTCAATACTCGGGCGGTATCATCGGTTCTACCGGCGCTGCTTACACCTACAGCTCGTCTAACGCTGCCAACATCGCTGACGCTGGTATCCGTACCGCTATTCAGCTGTTGGACGACCAAGATGTGCCTATGGATGGCCGTTCGCTGGTGGTTCCCCCGGTTGCTCGTAACTCGATGCTGGGTATCAACCGCTTCACCGAGCAAGCCTTCAAAGGCACCGGCTCTACCCTGATGAACGGTGAATTCGGCGACATCTACGGCGTGAAAGTGTTCGTGTCTACCAACTGCGATACCGCTGCTGGTAACACCGCTACCGACCGTGTGGCTCTGATGTTCCATCGTGACTGGGCTGTCCTGGTTGAGCAACTCGGCGTTCGTTCGCAGACTCAGTACAAGCAGGAATACCTCGGTACCCTGTTCACGGCTGACACTCTGTATGGCGTGTCTGAGCTGCGTGACTACGGCGCTGTGCCGATCGTGGTTGACGCCTCTGCCGCTTAATAAGTAGTAGTTAAAGGTTCCCTCTCAAAAGGAGGGTTCCTTTTTTAAGTATTTAAACAAGTGCTTAAGAAAGGAGAAACTATATGTCCCTGAATAAAGCTGTAAGATTTCAAATGAAAACCAGTAATAGGCCTCAAACTATTGCTGTTGTGTCTCGTGAAGTTGACATTAAAAGCTTCCGAGCAGATCCAGGTTGGTATGAGTTAACTGATGTCACCGAAGAGCATCAAGATAGTTCTACTCAACCTTCAAATGTTGTAAAACCTTTAAGAAAACAACGTAAAACTAAGGAACTATAATGTCTTTATACCGTGGTGCAGGTGGCGCTTCTGACGCTACCGATGACTCTACTGTTAATGCAGTTGCTGGCTATGCCTCTTCTGCTGCTTCTTCGGCCTCTGCTGCATCTACTTCGGCTACCAATGCCTCTACAAGTGCTTCAGCAGCAGCGACTAGTGCTTCTCAAGCTGCTTCTAGTGTATCTACTGCAGCTTCTCATGCTTCTAACGCATCTACTTCTGCATCTAATGCCTCTACCAGTGCCTCTAGTGCCTCGTCGAGTGCTTCTAGTGCGTCCGCTTCCGCTACCAACGCCTCTAACTCTGCTGGTAGTGCGTCTACCTATGCTTCTGAAGCCTTAGGCTATCGTAATACTGCTTCTACACATGCTACCAATGCTGCTAACAGTGCTTCTGCTGCGGCAGGCTCTGCTACGTCTGCATCTAACTCAGCAGCTTCTGCGTTAGCCATTTATGGTAATACTATTGCTATGGAAGCAGCTGTAGATGATGCTCAAGAAGCTGCCTTAACTGCTACTCAAGAATCTCAGGCTGCTTCTGACAGTGCTATTGCTTCTGCTGAATCTGAAGAATTGGCTTATGAGCATGAACAAAACGCTGCTGAATGGGCTACTGTTGCTCAAGGAGCTGCTAACAGTTCAGTGGCTGCTGCAGGCGCTGCTAGCCTTGCTTGGGATCAGTTTGATGATCGTTATTTAGGTGCTAAGACAGTTGATCCTGCTTTAGATAATGATAATAATCCATTGGTGATAGGTGCTCTGTATTTCAACAGTGCCACAGGTTCCATGAAAGTGTATACAGGTACCAACTGGACTGATGCATATACTACAAACAATGGCTTCTTATTAGCCAATAACAACCTTTCTGATGTTCAGAGCGATGCTACTGCTCGTGATAACTTAGGTCTTGGTTCTATTGCTACTCAAGATTATGATACTATCACCATTACAGGTGGTTCTATTACAGGTATCACTGATCTTGCTATCAATGATGGTGGTACAGGTGCTTCCACTGCTGCTGGGGCACGTTCTAATCTTGGTTTAGGTTCCTCTGCTGTTCTTAATGCAGGCGTTCCTGGCGGTGTAGCTACTTTGGACGGTGGTGGCGCAGTACCTACTTCTCAGCTTCCTGCTGCAGTTCTTGGTGCTGTTAAGTATCAAGGCGTGTGGAATGCCAGTAGCAACTCTCCCGCCATTACTTCCAGTACAGGTACTCAAGGCCATTATTACGTGGTATTCACCGCCGGTTCTACGTCTATTGACGGTATCAGTGACTGGAAAGTTGGTGACTGGATCATCTATAACGGCGCTGTCTGGCAGAAGATTGATAACACTGACTTAGTAAGCTCTGTTAATGGCTATACTGGAACTATCAACTTAGCTTATTCTGATGTTGGCGCTCCTTCTACCAGCGGTACTAATGCAACAGGCACTTGGGGTATTGATGTTACAGGCAATGCTGCTACGGTAACCAATGGTGTCTACACTACAGGTTCTTACGCTAATCCCACGTGGATTGCCTCTATTGCAGGATCTAAAGTAACTGGCGATATCTCTGGTAATGCCGGTACGGTTACTAATGGTGTCTACACCACTGGCGATCAAACCATCGCAGGAACTAAAACGTTATCCAGTAATCCTATCCTGTCCGGCGGCACAGCCAACTCAGTTCAGTATCTCAATGCAAGTAAAGTACTAACTTCGGATGCTAACTTTGTCTACACCTCCACAGGTCTTGGCATTGGGACGAGTTCGCCTTCCACTAAGTTAACTGTTCACGCAGGTGCTGACGGTGATGTTGGTTTCTTCCGTGGTGGGAGCACTCGACAGGTTCAGATTGGCACAAGTAGCACCGCTGGCTATATCAACACAGATAACGGCTCGGCAGGTCTTGAGATTCGCACACAAGGTACTGCTCGGGCTTATTTCGACAACTCCGGCAACCTCGGCCTCGGGGTGACGCCGAGTGCGTGGGGAGGCAGTAGCGCAAAAGCGTTTGAGATTGGAACATGGTCTGGATTGTCTGACGGAGGTGCATACGGAACCGTCCTGACTTTCAACGGAAGATACAACTCTGGCTGGTTCTACAAAGCCACAAACTCAGCAGCCAAATACGAGCAGGACGGGGCGCATCGCTGGTACACCGCCCCCTCCGGCACAGCAGGCAACGCTATCAGCTTCACTCAGGCGATGACGCTGGATGCGAGTGGGAATTTGGGTATTGGAACGACGAGCACTTCCAGTTATATCTTGCGCGTAAATGCAGCCTCACCATTGTTTGGCATGATGGTAAGCGGAACTCAGGCGTTTACTATCGGCGCCCTTAGCGGTGGTGGAGGAGCTTTCTACTATGGGGCAGGAAACGTAGAAGCCGCCCGCATCGACTCCAGCGGTAACTTGCTGGTGGGGACGTCGAGTGGTGCTTACCATGTTCTTAGAAAAGACAATGAAAATGATTGGTCAGCAGCAGTTGTGAGTAATGCTACGAGCCCACAAGGATTATTGTTACGGTATACAGCAGCATCGCCAAACGGAACAGGTAATAACTTTTGGCTTTGTTATGACGGTGGCGGAACAACTAGAGCATCTTTACGCTCAAACGGCGGATTAGCAAACGTCAGCGCCAACGACGTTAACCTATCTGACCGCCGCGAAAAGACCAACTTTGCACCGGCCAAGTCGTACCTTGAAACCATTTGCGCGATCCCTGTGCAGACCTTCAACTACATCGACCAGTCTGAGGATGACCCCGGTCTGACGCTGGGCGTGGTAGCTCAGGACGTGCAAGCTGTGGCTCCTGAACTGGTCATGGAAAGCGACTGGGGCGATGAAGAAAACCCCAAGATGCGCCTGAGCATTTACCAGACAGACCTGCAATATGCGCTGATGAAGTGCATCCAAGAACTCAAAGCAGAACTTGACACGGTGAAGTCCGAACTCCAAACCTTGAAAGGGGCCTGATCATGGCAACAAAAAAGAAAACTAGCAAACCTGTGACTAAAGAAGAAAAAGTTATGGGTGAGTTCAAAGAAGGTACTCTTCATAGCGGTAAAGGTGGGCCTGTAGTCACTAATCGTAAGCAAGCCATCGCTATCGCTTTGAGTGAAGCAGGCAAGACTAAAAAGAAACCTAAGAAAGCTAAATAATCATCGCAGCAAAGCGAGAATTATTAAAAAGGAAAAACATGGCATTACCAACTTATCTAGAACTTGTAAATGATATTCTGGTTCGCTTGCGTGAACCTGAAGTAACTACTGTCCAAGAGAATACCTTATCCAAGCTTATTGGTAAGTTGGTTAATGACTCTAAGCGACAAGTAGAAGATTCCTACAACTGGAATGCTTTAACAGCTACTTTAACAGCTGTCACAGAAGCTAATACTTTTAACTATGGTTTAACAGGTATCGGTCAACGCTTTAAAGTCATTGATGTTCATAACTATACTGCTAAATGGCCTATGAGGCCTGCTAGTACGTCAGCTATGAACACAATGTTCTTAGAAAGTGGAACTACACCGACTACGGGATCTCCTCAGTATTATAACTTTAACGGTTTAACTGCTCAGGGGGACACTCAGGTGGATGTATTCCCTGTTCCTACGAGTGCAGAAACACTGTTCTTTAACTTGTATGTTCCTCAAGATAATTTAAGTTTAGATACAGATGCTCTGTATGTTCCTTCTGAGCCTGTTATCTTAGGGGCTTTTGCTCGTGCTTTAGTGGAGCGAGGTGAGGATGGTGGCTTGAATAGTTCTGAAGCTTATGCACTTTATAAGTCTTCCTTAGCAGACCATATCTCTAATGAGGCTTCTCGTTATGTAGAGGAAGAGACTTGGGAGGCTGTGTAATATATGAGTCAACAGATTCAAACATTCAGTATCACTGCTCCAGGCTTTTATGGATTGAATACTCAGGATAGTTCACTTGATTTATCCTCTGGCTTTGCTTTAGTAGCTAATAACTGTATCATTGATAAATACGGTCGAGTAGGAGCACGTAAAGGGTGGACAAAAGCTCACAGTTCTTTAGGTGCTCTCGGATCTGCAGATATAAAGACTATTGCAGAATTGATTGATAAAGATGGTACTAGCTATACTTTATGTGCAGGTAACAATAAAATCTTTAAGTTAAGTGGTGGTGTGTTATCAGAAGTTACTTTCAACGGTGTTGGAACAGCTCCTACGATTACAGACAGTAACTGGTCTACTGCTTTCTTGGATGGTGATCTGTATTTCTATCAACGTGGGCATGATCCTATTGGTTTTGATCCTGCAACATCTTCTACGCAGTACTATCGTGTAGACCAAGAAGCAGGCTATAATGGTACTGTTCAAAAAGCTAACGTAGTTATCTCTGCTTTAGGACGTATCTGGAATGCTGATACAACAACTGATAAAGTTACTGTCCAATGGTCAGACATCAAGAACCCACATAAGTTTGGATCTGGTACAGCAGGTTCTTTAGATACGACTACTGTGTGGCCTAAAGGTGGGGACATCATTACCGCTTTAGCTGTTCATAATAACTTTTTATTTATCTTTGGACAGAGTAATATCTTGGTGTATCAGGGAGCGAGTAATCCTACTACTATGACTCTGTACGATACAATCACAGGTATTGGGTGTATTGCAAGAGATTCTGTTGTTAACACAGGAACAGATATTATCTTCTTGTCTGATACAGGTGTTCGTAGTGTCCTGCGTACAATTCAAGAAAAGTCTGCTCCTTTGCGTGACTTATCTAAGAATGTTCGTGATGACTTATTAACAGCTGTAATTGGTGAAAATAAAGAAGCGCTTAAGGCTGTATATAATCCTCGTGAAGGCTTCTATTTACTTACACTGCCTATCCTCAAGACAGTCTATTGCTTTGACTTAAAAGCTCAGCTTCAAGACGGATCTGCACGAGTAACTACTTGGTCTAACATTGAACCTAAAAGTTTCTGTCAGAAAGCAGACGGTACAATGCTCATTGGTAAGCCTGGATATATCGGTACATACACTGGCTATCTTGATGATACTTCTTCATATCGCTTCCAGTATTTCACTAACCATACTGACTTAGGCGCTCCTTCTGTAACTTCGATACTTAAAAAGTTATCTGTTGTCGTTATTGGCGGTGCTAATCAATATGTGGCTATGAAGTGGGGTTATGATTTTACTTCAAATTATTACTCTCAAACCACGTTAATTCCTAGTCAAGGGGTTGACTATTA